CGGGAAGCGCAACGGATGAATATGTGACTCCCGATGCCCTGGCTGGGTCCAACTTTGGAACTAGAGTTATGATAGTCAAGGTTTTTGATGATGAAACAGCCACGGCCACTGGTGATGGAAAGAAAAGGGTTACAATACCAGCGGAACTAAATGGTATGAATCTAGTAAGTGTAGGAGGCCATATATACACTACATCCTCATCTGGTGATCCAACAATGCAAATTCATAATGAAACAAATGCCCAGGATGTTTTAACCAATCGTGTTGTTGTGGAAGCCACGGAATATGATTCGATAACTGCAACAACTCAACCATCTATAGATACTAGTCAGGACCATGTGGCCACAGGTGATGTTTACCGTTTTGATTGTGATACCGCAGGAACAGGAACGCAAGGATTTGAGATTCGTATGGGATTTAGATTACCATAAGGAGAACAGTGATGGATATTTATGAAATGGCAATTGCGGTTAGGGATGAAGCTGATCTTCCTTCTGGACACAAGAGAAAAAAGGCAGGAGATATTATTGATATACGTCCTGCTGGAATTCCTTGGAGTATAAAAGAAAGGAAAACCCTTCTTATTCTTTCAATTTCAGGTGTGAAAGGTATTGTTGCTCAAAATTGTATGGCTCAATGGAAAGGAGAAGCGGTTATTTCTCCTGTTGCTGTAGAGAAAGGAAAACGTAGATTTAATATAGGTTTGGATAGATTGAAAACTTATTGGGAATCTGGTTTAGATTTAAAGAAGGTATCTGATCCTAAAATAGAATACCAACCTTTTCTTGATTCAGGAAAAATTATTGATTGTTCAACCATATCTTCACTAAATCCTGTATTGACGTATGACAAGGAAAAAGAAAAATATGAATATCCTCCAGATACACCAATTTTGTTGGAAGCTGTTTCTGTTGAAAATGTAGATACACCTATTGATTTTGGAAGATCGCCTTCCCGCAAAATGCCTGTAGATTACAATGTCAATACGTTTGGTAACGCAGGACGTAACTACACCTCCCTCGCCACATGGGAATCTGATACAGACACCGATCTTGTGACTGCCACCAAGGGTGAGGTTTTGCAAGGCTATAAGGACTCTGCTTCTTACGATCAGCGTATTACCATTAATGGTGCAACAGCTAACGCTTCCTATTTCAGAGCGATAATGCCAGCAGCCGGAGAAGAACATACCGGAATTGGAGGTACTGGTTTTTGTTTGGACTATTCTGATAGCATGTATTATGATGCAACTCCTGCTATATTTATATATGAAGATTTTTTTGGTCTGTATGGTGTTGATTTAAACCCATCAGGTGTTCAAGTCACAACAGGTGTTGTTGTGCGGGTATATGGTGCTGGTATAAAAGTAGTTGGTAATCTTATTCATGGTCCCAGCGTAACCAGCGGGAATTATTTAATAGGCGTTTGGATTGTAACAGGAGCAAGCAACATTGTAGTGAATAATGCTATTTATAATTTTACAATAATAACTAGTGGAGTAACAAGAGGCATAATGTCCCAGGCTTCAGGGGCATCTTATATATATAATAATACCGTAGATTCGTTTACAGATGGGTTGTGGGAAGGGGCGGCCACAACGCAGTATTCAAAAAATAATATTGTGACAAATTGCGACACAGCTTTTACAGGAGCAAACTGGAACCAAACAACAGATGTGACTTCTGGAGTTACGTTTGCAGATAGTGGTTCTGGTGATTTTAGGCTGGCTGAAGCGGATACAGGGGCAAAAGACAATGGTACTGATTTGAGTGCTGATGGATATTTTGGATTTGATGATGATGGTATTGTACAATCTCGAACTGCTCCTTGGGATGTTGGATTTTATGAACTTCCAACGGCAGCGGCAACTGGCCAAAGTGTAATAATGATAACATAATAATATGGGAATAAAACAGAAAAAACAAAACAAGGTGAATTTATGCCAATCGTGATTGGATAAGGGGGAAGAATGATCTTTTGGCATGAATATATTCCAAACCCGATCTGGTGGGGAGTTGGGATAACGATTGCAGGGCTTGGCTTGTCGGGATCAGCCGTCCTGTTCATGTGGCTCATAACGGTGAACCGGCCTGAGCCGGGTGAAGGCTACGAGGAGTAAACAATGACAAGAAGCATCCTCCAACGATTCCTCGGGCAGGCTGGGGTTGTAAAGACGTCATGGGATCAGGCTTTCCTCAAGGGGATTGACCTGGGCATTGACGATAGTGTGGAGATGGAACCATACAAAAAAGCAGAGATGGTTTATATCTGCATTTCCACCACAGCCCGCGCCATATCCCAGGTGCCGTTGGAAGTGTATCAGCCAGCAAGAGGGGCGACCCGTGCTGGATGGCTTCGTGGAAAAGCCATGTCGGTCAACTGGACCGAGAGGAATAATCCGGGGATGTCAAAGAAGAAGGGAACTGGATCCTCGTTTATGGATCTGGTCAAGGCGGGGGAGTGGGAGCCGGTGCCGGAAGATCACCCCTGGCAGATGATCCTGGATCGGCCCACGGACCTCATGGATGGATACCAGTTTACCCAGGCTCTCGTTTCTCTGATGATGCTGGATGGCAACGTGTGGGTGATCCCGTATCCTCCCGGCATCAGAACGCCTGCGGCTCTTTATGTGGTGCCGCAGGCTTCGATGGCACCAAGACGCGGTGATGGGACTGGGCAGCTTGAGGGCTGGAATTACAAAGGGGCTTCCGGGCGACAGGGAAAAGGGATTTCTTTGGAGCCGGGGCAGGTTATGTTCGCCCGCTTGTGGAACCCATATGATCCAATCCTTGGGCAAGCACCTTTGGAAGCAGGCAGGATCGCAGCTCGGTCCGATTATCGTGCCGCTCGGTATAATGAGGAATTTTTTGCAGAGTCGGCAATCCCCGGCGGCATCATATCCACCGAGCAGAAGCTCGGGAAGGGGCAGAGAAAGCGCCTGAAAGAGATGTTTGGGGATGAGCACGGCGGGTTCCGGAAGGGGCATCGTCTGGCTGTCTTGGAAAAGGGGCTGAAGTACGAGCGGGTGGCGTTGACTCAGTCCGAGATGGACTTTGCGAAGCTGCGGGACAAATCCGCCATGACGATCATGCAGTGCTTCGGGATGAAGCAGATTATCATCTCCATCACGGAGACCACGAACTACGCAACGGCCAAGGAGCAAAGGCGGGAGTGGTGGCAGGACACGAACCTCCCGTTGATGCGACAGCTCGCATCTTCCATGAACTCGTGTCCCGCGATGTTTTTGAATACGCCTTACATTGTCCGGTTCGATACGTCCTCGGTCGAGGCGCTCCAGGAGGACTTTGCCGGGAAGGTGGACACGGCCGGGAAGCTGTTCAATCTCGGTGTGCCTTTTGCTGCGGCTAACGAGCGCTTGGAACTCGGGTTCGATCACGAGCCCTGGATGGATCAGGGATATCTCCCGATGAATCTGATCCCGGTGGAAGGTCCTAGGTCGAGAGCGGAAGAAATTCCGGATGATGAGGAGCCAAAGGGATTGCTCACCCCGGAGCAGGTAGGGGAACGGCTCGCAATACCCTATCAGACGGCCGAGAACGCCCCCACATGGGAAACAAAGGCCGCAAGGGTATGGAAGGGCTTGATTCAGCAGACGGACCGTTTAGAGCACTTTGCTGACGGCAAGGTCCGCAGCGTTTTTTACAAGATGCGGAAGAGGGTCTTGGCGATGGTGGATGCTGCCAAGGATCAAGCCAAGGGCAAGGCGGGAGCGCCCGATCCGGCAAGCCTTTACCTCTCCCAAGCGATCGACATGGAGAACTTCAGCCGGGAAAAGACCCTCATGGAAGGATACATGGGGCAGGCGCATGGAGAAGCTCTTATGACGGGAGCAGCTTCAGCGGCGGCAGAGACCGGTCTGGCTGTGGCTCTGGATTTGTCAGACTCGTTGGCGATTGATTATCTGGCAGCGAAACGCCTGAAGGTGGTCGGTGTTGTCAACACGGTCAAGATGCAGCTCCGGGATCAAATATCGGCGGGGATGGCAGAGGGCGAGGCCATTGACACGATCGCCAGCAGAATCCGGAGCGTGTTCAATACGTCTACCGCTCGGGCCAGGACGATTGCTCGGACGGAGGTAGTCGGTGCCGCGAACTTCGGGAGGAACGCACAGCTTTCTCAGACCGGGTTCCGCGAGGTTCAGTGGTTCACGGCGATGGACGAGAAGGTGCGCCCGGATCATATGGTAATGAATGGGCAGATCCGGCGTCAGGATCAGCCGTGGACAATGCCGGACGGATCGAGCCTGCGGTATCCGGGGGATTATTCCGGGAGCGCGGGACAGGTAATAAATTGTCGGTGCATCGAAGTGGCGGTGCCCGGAAGCCATGAAGGAGAGGAAGAGGAGGAATAAACAATGGCTTTTGAAATCAAGAACGATGCGGGTGTGGCAATCATTCGAGCAGGAAAGCCTCTTCTGGCGGCTGACTTTCCCTCCGCTGTGAAAGCGGTGGACGTGGAAGGTAGGATCCTTCACATCACCGGCTCCACTGAGGCCCGTGACCGTGAGAACGACATCATCACAGTCAACGGGTGGGACCTGACCCATTACAAAAAGAACCCGGTGTTCCTGTGGGCGCATGATTACCGATCCGTGCCCATCGGCAGGGCAATGAAGGTGGTGAAGCGCCGGGACCCGAACCGCCTGGACTTTGAGATCCGTTTCCCCCGGCTCGGCTCCATGCCGTTTGCTGACATGATCCTGGACCTGTTCGACCAGAAGATCGTCAACGCCAGCTCAGTCGGATTCATCCCGCTGGAGTGGCAAGACCTTACGGAGGAGGAGGCCACAGGTGGCCGTCCGTCCTATATGAAGGGACGGCGGTTCAAAAAGCAGGAGCTGTTGGAGCTATCCGCTTGTCCGGTCCCATGCAACCCGGAAGCTCTCCAGAATGCGATCAAAGGCATTCCCGGACCTTATGGCAAAATGGCTGCGGACTTCACCAAGTACCTTATCGGGGAGGAGAAGAAGCTGTTCGCTGCTCAGCCGGAACAGGAGCCAGGAGAGTTCAAGGGAGGTGCCCTGGATCTTATAGACCCGGCGGACGTGATCTTCGAGGAGGAGCCAAAGGGCAAGTCCCAGGTGCAGGTGCCGAACAAGTTCAACATTACACTCGTTTCCCCTTTGGGGCTGGAAGTCCTACAACCGGAAGGTGGAGAGGGTCCCGATATCGTCCTGGTGGAAGGGGATACATCGGAAGACAATCCGATCCTGGCCCAGCCCGAAGATCCCCCGGCCGATGATCCAATCCCGGAACCTGAACCGGAGAAGGCTCTGGTGGACAAGGTTGGGCAGGTACTCAATGCGAAGAACAAGGCCAGACTCAGGCAGATCCTGACGCTGGCCCAAGAGATTCTGGACACGGCGGAACCCCCCGTGGAAGAGGATGATAAAGGCAGTGAACCGGAACCGCGGCCCTTGGCTGAAGAAGCCCCGGAGGACCCAGCGCCCGATGATCTGTACCGGACTATCCTTGAATCACGGGATTTGATCCCCCTGCCCAGGAAGGCCAAAGGACGCACGTACTCGGAGGAAGATCGCCGGGACTTGGCGGCCATTGGTCGGATCATGGAGTCCCTGAAGCAGAAGCTCGGGGCATTGCAGCAATAACATCGCCGAAGAAGAAGGAGACAATACCATGAAGTGGTTCAAGAAGGACAAAGACGGGAACTTGATTCCCTGCACGATGGACGACCTGCGGAACCCGTTCCTCACCATTTACAACGAAGACGGGACTACCGTATCCGAGGGCAAGGTTGCCGATCCCCCGGCGAAGGACGATCTGGATCCTGTGAAGACCCTTTCCGATCAGCTCAAGGATCTGGTCGCGCAGGTGGAAGGCCTGGGAGCCGCCAAGGAAGCCGCCGAGAAGGCAACGGCCGACATCGCCAAGCTCAAGGAAGCGGCAGCCAAGGGGTTCCCGCTGTACACTCCCGGAGCGGCCGATGCCGCAACCTCGGACGAGTTCGAGAAGCAGTACGGATGGAAGCTGGATGCACAGGGACGCGATATGCTCCTCAAGCTCCCCGGCCGCTATCAGGCGCTCCCGATCTCCAAAGAGAAACACTTGGACATGGCCCGGTACTGGAGCCTATTCATCACCGCGACGTGCGGGTCCGGCTCCAAGCAGCTCCGCGCCAGAGATGAGATCAGTTCCCGGTATGGCAAGACCGCCATTGGCGACTCCGGCAACGTGTTCCCCGTGCCCGCGCCCGTGGAAGAGGAGATCCTGGCCTTCGCCCGTGAAGCCTCTGTCATCATGCGGGATGGCCGTGATGTCCCCATGACCAGTGAGTTTGACACCTTCCCGAGCGAGACCGGACAGTCGAGCGTGGCCTGGGGCAATACCACGGCCAACTCCGACCCGACGATTACGGATGTGGACCTGACGGCTTACGAGCTGTCCGCCTACACCATCGCCCGGAACTCTCAGCTCATGGATGCCCGGTCCGACATCGTGTCCTGGCTCACCGCCATGATGGGCGAAGCCAAGGGGCAGGAGCTGGACAACTCGGCGTTCAACGGTGACGGCACCAGCACCTACGGGTACTGCTCCGGCATCCTGAGCGCGGCCGCGGGTTTCTCCGTGGTCATGGCGTCCGGGTCCACTGCATTCTCGCAGATCACGGCGACCCTGCTGTCCGAGATGATCGGGGATCTGGACGGTGTGCGGAAGGAAGGCGCCAAGTTCTACATGAACGGGTCCGTCTTCCATTTCGTGCGCTCCCTCAGGGACACGAATGACGCGCCGATCTTCATTCCCAACATAGGCGGTCCCATGACGAACACCATCTGGGGCTATCCGTATGCGGAGGTCATCAAAGCGCCTTCCACGTCGGCGGCCAATACGGCCTTCTTGGCGTTTGGCAACTGCCGGTATTTCCTGGTTGGACGACGCCTGGATTCCACGGCCCTCATGCTTGACCCCTACGGCCTGTTCCTCACGAACAGGACCCGGTTCAAGCTGTACAGCCGGTGGGCGCTCAAGATCGGCCTGGGGAACGGCTTTTGTCGTCTGCTGACGGCAGCGCAATAACCCGAACCCGTGTCTTCAGGGACCCAGCCCTCCATTGAGGACGCGGCGGCCGGGAGGGGCGAGTAACGCCAGTGAAAGCTCCTCCCGGCCAAACTAAAAAGGGCCTGGACAAAACAAAAAGGAAAGGAGGCTGGGAATGAAAGCACAATGCGGAGGATGTCGGGAGTTCACAGATTTCACTGACGGATCTCCGGCAACGATTGAGTGTTTGAGGTGCGGGTCCTGGGCGTTGATCGTGGAGCCGGGATATACTCTGTCCTGTACCTATTGCGGCGCGGTTCTTCCCGATGGAATGTTTCGGGGAGAATGTCCAGGATGCGGCAGGTACTTCCGGATGTGGATACCGGCAAAGGCAAAGAAGACCGCCGAGCCGAAAGAAATGGTTGAGGAAACGCCAGTTCAGGCGGTCCGTGTTCCGAGGAGGAAGAAGGCATGAGCGAGAGGGGCCAAATCATAAAGGAGTGCTCCTCCTGCGCGACTTGTCAGCCCATGTCGATTAGGGACGGATCCACGTTTGACGTGCGGTGCGGGCCGACCGGGGTGAATCAATTCATCCTTCGGGCCGGGGATCTTCAATGGGTTCTGTTTCAGTGCCCGACTTGTGAAAAGACCTACCGCTTCCGAACCGGGGTGAAGACGACCCACAAGTGCGCCACGCTGCATTGCCGGACGCCCTACCTGCTCACATATTCGGCGCTGCTTACGACTGATCTATTAGTGAAACCTGCCGTCACCAACGTGGGAAAACGCGAGGGCGTCTCTGCTCCCGAATACATTGGGGCGGAAGCCTTCCAAGGACATGGAATCAAAGTGGCCTGGGTGCAGGACTTGGCAAAGCTGGGCGGATCGGAATTGTCTGGGCGCACGTGCGTAAGGGTAGGACAGAGGCTGGGCTTCGACATTGTAGGAGTGACCCCGCATCACTTCCATGCCCCGATTTTGGAAGATGCAGATGTCTTGGTCATCAATAATTTCTGGACCTTCAACACTGAGCAGTGGTTGGCGGTAATGGATGCCATACGCAACCAGGGGAAGCCCTATATCAAATATGAACACGATTATCGGGAGATAATGAGACGCTCCCGGTATGAAGCATGGAAGTTGTTTCATCGAGCAGCCCGGTCTGTATTCATCAGCCCGAAGCATATGCAGGATCATGTCCGGGAACTCGGTCTTGTAAATGCCGCGGCTTTGCCCCTTGCGATTGACGTGGATCTGTTCAAGCCGGACCCTGATGTGGAAAGGCGTAAAGGAGTGTGGTTGAATACGTCGGGGAACTTCCTTGGTAAGTGCAAGGAGGAGTTTAAAGGGTTCTTGAAAAGGTATCCGGAAGATCGGTTTGAGGTCATCATCGGGACCAATAGTGAATCCAACACGCTCCCGGATCAACGACTCACCCCAATATCAGCGGTCCCTCAAGACAGGCTCCCTGCCCTGTATTCATCGGCGGACGGGTTGATCCATATGCCGGACCTTATTCCGTGGGCTGGAGAGCGGATCGTCTTTGAAGCTGCTTTGTGCGGGATAAAGAAATTCGCCCTGAATCATAACGTCGGGCATCGGTCCTGGGGCGAGGGTCGCTTGAAAGACCCGGAAGCCCTGCGGGAGTGGTTGAGGCAGTCGGTTTTTGACTTCTGGAAGATCGTGGAGGAGGTGGCAAATGGGTAAGACAAAGAAACCAAGCGCCGCCTACTTCAAGAACGGGGTCGGAAACCTTGTGATGATGACCCCGGCGCTCCAGGCGTTTAAGACGGTGCATGACGGAGCACCCCTGCACGTATTCATCGACCGGGAGACAGATACCGAATCCCACTGGGAAGAGGACCGGAAGCGGGCGTGCTCGGATATTCTTCAAGCACTTCCATTTGTGGAGCGGGTGGTGGAGTGGCCGGACCCAAAAGTGAATCCGGAGGATTATCAGGCGTGGTGGGCGAGTCCGCACGGGGAGAAGGGGGCGACCTGGGACTTGTTTATGGAGCACGGGGCTATGGATGGAATAAAGCCTCAGGACTGGTTTCACAAGCGGGAGCATGAGGTGGAGCATTACCTCGGGGCAGTCATGGCTCGGTTCGGTTGGATTCTGGAAGCTCCGCCTCTGGTATTCCCGCGTGGGAATGGTGCTTGGGTGGATGGAAAAGGTCCGATGATTGGCCTGTGCAACTCTCATTATCACGGTGACCCGGTTTGGAAGAAACGCCGCTGGCCTCACTATGCAGGACTGGCTGAATCCATTATCCGGTTCTTTGGCGGGACCCCGGTCTGCCTTGGTGGGTCTGAGGATCGTTGGTGGTTGGATGCCTTGGATGAACGTGGGGTCGAGTATAAGGACCACGTGGGTACGGAGTCCATTATCGGAACCGGGGACATAATCGCCGGTCTGGATGTTTTGGTCACGACTGATACCGCAGCTATGCACATTGCAGCAGCCCATCAGATCCCGACCGTCTTCCTGTGCGGGCCTTCATCTGAGGCAAAGAATGGGCCGTGGCGGGTTCGCCATGCAACCGTCCGTGGGCTGGTCCCGTGTGTTGGGTGTCGGCAAAGACGGAATGAACTCTGGGAATGTAAGGAAGACTATCCGGCAAAGTGTATGGCGTCCATTTCGGAGGGGATGGTGATGGCAGCGATACGGGGGCTATTATGAGGACGTTGCTGGAACGGTATAGGGTATCTGCTCGTAAGTATTGGGGAGAAGATGGCCTGCTCCAGTCCATGCTGTACGATGACGCCCGTGCTCTTACCCTTGGTCAAATCTGCCACAAGTTTCAACCGGGCCGCGTATTGGAGATCGGAACGCTCCGGGGCTTGTCTGCCGGGTGGCTTCGCTGGAACCTTTATGCTGAGGCGGAGATTTGGACAATGGACCGGCATGATGGAGAAGCTCGATTGAAGGTATCGAACTGGCTGGAGCGGGTTGGTTCGTCCAACGTTAAACAGGTAACGATTTTGACGGAATCGGAAAAAGTGGCTTGGGTTGCTGCCCGTGGTCCGTGGGATATGGTTTTGATTGATGCGGACCATTCCCATCCTGGAATAATGATGGACTTCGCTGCTGTTGAACCGACGATGACAGACGGGGGTGTGATCGTATTCGATGATGCCGGGATGGCCGGAGTAAAGAAATTCCTGGTAGAACAGGAAGCGGGCGGGGTGAAGGTGTTCCGCCCGACTCCGTCCGTGGCATACATCATTAAAGGGGAAGGGGCTGGCAAATGAAAAGGTATCTCATCACAGGTATCACGGGGTTCGCGGGGCCGCATTTGGCTCGTTTGCTTCAGGAGCAGGGGCACGAAGTCGTGGGGCTGGTACGCGGGTCGAACGGGAATCAAACCAATATGCTCGACCTCCTGTTGCCGGAGGAGCTGGACAAGATCGCCTTCGTGTTTGGGGATTTGGTGAGTGCGGAATCGATGGACAAGGCGATCAAGGCAGCGGGGCATTTGGACGGGGTATTCCATCTGGCGGCTCAGTCGCATCCGCCCACGTCTTTTGAGCAGCCGGGATGGACGTTCAGGGTCAACGCACTCGGGACTGTCAATCTGGTGAATACAGTGGTTAAGGCAGGGCTTCATAAGGCGCCGGGGTTCTTCTTTATGAACTGTTCGACCTCGGAAGTGTACGGGGTGGTAGATGCCGATTGGGGCTTGATCCATGAGGACTTCCCCTTGGCCCCGATGAACCCATACGGGGTGAGCAAGGCAGCAGCGGACCTGTATGTCCGGGAGCGGGCCAAATCCCTTCAAGCGAACTTTTTCTGTACTCGGGCTTTTTCCCATACCGGCCCGCGCCGAGGGCATATGTTTTCCATCGCCAGTGATGCCCGTCAGATCGCGGCAATCAAGCTGGGGATGCAGGATCCGGTGATTCGCGTTGGGAATCTCTCCTCCAGGCGGGTGGTGATGGACGTCAGGGATACGGTCCGGGCGTATTATATGCTGGCGATGGCGGACCAAAGCGAAGTGGCGGGGGAAGCCTTTAACGTGGGCGGTCTGGCTGATCGGGACCTGTATTCGATGGGAGAGCTGCTGAACAAGATGCTCAAGATCGGGGATGTCGAAGCGGCCACGGTAGTGGACCCGAAGCTCTACCGCCCGATTGATATCCCGCTCCAAGTATGCGACACGGACAAGATGGTGGCGATAACAGGGTTTCAACCGGAGGTGTCGATGGACGTAACTCTCCGGGACCTCCTGATCTGGTGGGCGGCGAAGCTCACGGAGGCGGTCTGATGGTGAAGCGGGTTTTCATAGTGTCCGGTCCTGAATCGAGCGGGACGCGGCTCCTGACAAAGCTCTTTATGTATGCTGGATGCGTAGGGGATTCAGGGCATAAGCAACGCCTGGATGGATTTGCTGATGGACACTCCCAGGACTTGGGGCAACTGGTGCGGGGCATGGACAAAGCAGTCATTCGCAGGAGCTGTCCGCATGATCGCCAGTTTCCCCGGCTCCATGATATCGCCCGGAGGTTTCAGCAGGCGGGATGGCAGCCCATGATCGTCCTATGCTGGAGAGCTTGGTGGTTTAACTGCCGATCAAAGGACCGGGCAGGACATCGTCGCTCCATGCAGGAAGCAACTGGGGCACTTCGGGGAGAGCTTCACCACTTGTTCCGTCAAGCGGAGCAGGCGGACGTCCCGTGGTTCATGGCCGATATGAGTCTGGCCTTTGTGTCTCCGGAACGGTTCCTCAAGGATCTGGGATTCTGGACCGGGCTGGACTTTGCCGCGGTCCTGGAGAAGGGGGTCATTCGTGACGCTGATGCAAAATATAAATGACCCCGTGAAGATCCACTGGGTGACTCGATGGAAAGAGGGTCTGGGGAACTCGTATGGGTATTATATCCACAACGAGACCTTGTTCCGGTATGTCCAGGCGCGTCCGGATGTCGAGATCACGGAGGACGCTCCGGTGGCTTGGTGGATCTGTCCCCCGGAATTGTTTCGGGAGCCGGTGCCTGACAAGATCAATGTTCTGTTCACGATGTTCGAGTCTCCGGACGTGCCGCCTCAATACTCGGAGCCATTGAAACTGGCGGACTGGCTCGTGGCGCCGAGTACCTGGGTCAAGGAGATCCTGTCGCAGCACTTCCCGGCGGAACGGATCAGCGTCATCCATCATGGGGTCGAGCCCGTGTTCACTTTCAAACGTCGATACCGCCCGCACGAGAAGCCCTTCCGCTGGCTTTGGTGTGGAGCACCGAACCCACGAAAGGGATGGGAAGAAGTCATCGTTGTCTGGAATCAGTTATTCAAAGGAAACCCGAACGTGGAGCTGTACATCAAGACCACCCGCGTTGAGGGATGCCAGAAGACCAGCAACGTGATTGTGGATGGAAGGAAGCTCCCACTGAATGAGCTGATCGACCTTTATCATTCGGCGCATGGGTTCATCTTCCCAACGAGAGGCGAAGGATTCGGTTTGACCTTGGCCGAGGCGATGGCAACGGGTCTTCCCTGCATAGCCACTGATTACTCGGGTGTGACGGATTTCTTCGATGCGTCAGTCGGCTGGCCCCTGAACTGGAAAATGATAGATGGGGAGATCACGTTTATTTCAACCCGGGAGACGGCCCCGGCTCGGCTGGCAACGTGCGACCTGGAGCAAATGGCACGGATGATGCTGGAAGTCATGGCGGGGTATAAGAAGGCCCTGGATAGGGGTAGAAGGGCTTCAATCCGTATCCGCAGGGACTTTACTTGGGACAGGGCTGCGGAGGCCGTAGTGGGGCTTGTAGGCCGTTTGACGCCGGATCTGGCTGGGAGGGCGGCGGCATGATAAGGCCGATCATACGAGAAGGATATTCTTTCAATGAAGCCGGGGCTGTCGGGAGCCGGATTGGGTTTGCAGTTCATGCTGCGAGGACCAAAGAAGCTCTCATGGGAGCGGGTGTAGGGATCGGCAAGAGAGACGGGTCGGAGAATATCGTCCTCCATCAATGCCCTGCTCATCTGGTTCAACGAGAGGAAGGTTTTTTGAACGTCCTCTATACCGCATGGGAAGCCCCGGACCTACCGGAGAACTACGTGAACGGTGCAGAGCAGATGGACATGGTGATCGGTACAAGCGCCTTCGTATCCTGCGCTTTCGATCAGGCCCTTCCGGCCAGGTTCCCGGTGCGTACTGTGCCGCTCGGGATCAATCCAGGAATGTTTTCATATCGGAAACGGAAATGGGAACCCGGCGAACCGTTCATCTGGTTATGGGTTGGGTCCACCGCGTTCCGAAAAGGGTGGGATCTGGTGGCAGAGGCTTGGAGCAAGGTCAGGAAGCCTGATCGTTGCTGGCTTTACCTCAAGACAACCGGACGCGGGCAGGTGGAATACTCGGGGAATATGGTGGTGGATTCCAGGAAGCTCACGGAAGCCGGGATGGCGAACCTCTACCATCAAGCGCATGGATTCATTTTTCCTTCATATGGAGAGGGGTTCGGGCTACCTCTTGCCGAAGCAATGGCAACGGGGCTTCCTTGCCTGTTCGTGCCGTGGGGAGGAGTAACGGAGTTCGCGGATCGGGATACGGGCTTCCCCTTGGACTTCGACCTTGTTCCAGTGGATTACGGAGTCACGACGACTGGGGCAAAGGCCCGCGTTGACTCCATCGTGGAGCAGATGGAGCGGGTGATGTCTGATTATCCGGCTGCCGTTCGTATCGGGAAAAGGGCATCCCGTAGAATGAAAAATGGCTTTACGTGGAAGGACACCGGACGCAAAATGAAGGTGCTTCTGGAGGGATTGGTCAATGGGAAATTTTCTTGACGAGCGGAACCTGAAGACGGAGCTGGGTATCACTTCCGGGGATGCTGCGGACGATGCTTTGCTCAAAGGCATGGTAGATGCGGTGGAGTCCTTGTGGGATGAGCGAACCGCCCGGACTTGGTTTGCCACGGCCCACACGGAATACTATGATGCGGAGGGTGGCCGGGAAAAGCTCTTCCTCCGGAATTGGCCTGTGGCAGCGTCCCCCGTTCCGACCGTGAAGGACGATCCGGACTGGGTATGGGGCGCGGATACATCTTTGACGATCAACGACGACTTCCGGGTGGATTATATCCGCGGCATTGTCCATAATCCGGGCGGGTTTTTCAACGGGGTTCAGTCAGTCCAGGTGGTCTATACTGCCGGATATACGGCCGCTGCCTGTCCGGCGTGGCTCAAGCAAGCCCTCGTCCGTCAGGCGGCTCATTGGTACAGACAGGCTAAAGGATCGTCCTGGGCAAAATCGTCTGAGGCAATGCCGGGAGGAGGTACCACGAGTTTCAAGGAGTTGGTGGATAATATGCTCCCGGACTTCGTGGCCCTGGCGGATATGCATCGGAGAATGACCGATGATTGACATGAAGATCGAGCATGAGAAGTTCGCCAAATTCCAACAGAAGTTTGCCCAATCCCAACGGAGCCGACGCTCACGGATTACCAATGCCTTGTCTGACGCGGCAGAGATTGCGGTTGGTACAGCAAAAACACCGTATTTGACAGGACGCTCTCTTAAAGTCCGAACAGGCCGCCTGCGTTCCAGCGTGACGAAAGATCCTCGTGCCGGGGCAACAGTAGTCGGACAAGCATACTCTGTGAAGATCGGGACCAATGTGGTATATGGTCGTGTTTGGGAGTTGGGTGGCGATATTGTAATTCCAGCGCATACGAGAATTATCAACAAAGCATTTGGGAAGGCTTTACCATCTCCGGTAACGGTGTCTGTTCGGTCTTTTATTAAGCGTGTTAAAGCGCGTCCTTTTTTGCAGCCTGCAATTCGAGATTCAATGAATAGAATGCGTGCTATTGTTGTGGCTGCGGGCGCTATAATGGAGGAGTAAAAATGAATGAATACTACGACACGATGATCCGTCTACGGGCAGCGTTCCGTGGGATCAGCAAAGACGATCACTCGGATTGGTACAACTACAACGTCCAGGACTCCCATGTACTACTCGGATGGGTGCCTCCTGAGGATGCTCCGGGACTCGGTCCGGATAGCCCGTTCATTTGCGTATCCGTATTGTCCAGCAGGTCGGCATCCATCCCCGTGGATCAGCAGACGGATGAGGTCTCCTGCGCCTCTGAGTGCTATGGATACATCAAATGCCAAACGGACCCGATGGGGAAGGCGTTGAAGCTCCTTAACGATATGATGTCTGCCATATTCCAGGACGAGTTCCTGTGTAGCACTGTGTTCAACAGCAGCATCGAGTTTGACGTGGCGACACTCGGAGAGTTCGGGGTTGTCATTTTACGCATAGGGTGGGAAATGAGCCTGGCGAAACCGGCATAACACGAGAAGGAGGAAGGAAAAATGGCTGATTGGATTACAGGAAGAGAAATTATTGCCGCAGCCGGGAAAGCAGCGACTTGGAGAACTGCGGTGGATGTCAACGTGGCGAATGCGGGACTGCTCATCACGAGCGAATCCCTGGGCGCAAAGGCCCCGACTTACATCCAGGACGAATCCCTGGGTCTGACGGACCTCCGGGAGATTATTAAAACCTGCGAGGACATGAATGGGTCCATTTCGGGCATCATGCGGTACGAGACCTGGGACCTGCTCTTGGCATCGGCAATGGGAACGGCGGGAAGCCCGGTATTGGTGGAAGGGACGGCTTACGCGCACACCTATTCCCTGGCCGACAACATCGACGACTACTTCATCACGCTGGCGATGAAGAAGGCGGACACGACTCACGGCATCTGGGAGATCGCGTCCTCGACCGTGACCGGGTTCACCTTGTCGGCGGGTCTTTGCTCCCTGGCCCAGGTCACGTTCAACCTAATGGGGAACAAGATCGAGAACGCATCCGTCACCAACTCGGCTCTTTCCAGCGTGACGTATCGTTCCCGGTCGGCCCAGGTGAAGTTCGACGCCAACAGCAAGATCAGGATGAACACGCAATCCGGGGCAGCGCTTCAGGATTCGGATCAGATCTACCCGTCCATGATCGAACTGACGTTTGCTCGTCCGTTTGAGGCCAGCAGGGAAGTCGGATATGCGGACGCGGGTCAGCCTGTCCAGAACGGGTATAGCGATGTCCGGGTGCGCCTGACGTTCGACAAGTATAACTTGGACACGTTCATGGACGCGATCGCCGCGAACACGGACCAGAAGATGGACATCTATTTCAAGGGCGCTTTGATCACCGGGACCACCTATTATTCGCTGCTTATCGACATCCCGAAGATCTCCTGGATGACGGGCGAGGCGTCGGTGGGCGGACCAGGAAAGATCGCGCATACCGTGGAAGGGCGCTGCCTTGCAGTGGCGGCAGCGCCCACGGGCATGACGGCGGTGGATCCAATCTGGATGTATTTGGTGAACACGCTGGCAACGAACCCGCTGGCATAACCTTTAAACAGGAGAGGAGGGCTGGGAATGATATTCCAACTGAAGCCAAAGACGCTGTGGGTTGCTGGGGATGATCCCGTGTTCGATACCACGGAGATTGGTGGACTGAGCACGGAGGAGCGGGCGAAGGTCAAGTTTGAACTGAAGTTGGCGAACGAGGAATTGATGGATCAGCTCCGGCAAGCCAACACCAAGATCGAGGCCCGGACCAACGGCAAGCGGGAGGAGAATTTTGACCTGGACCGATACACCCACGATCTTTTTGATTCGGTGGTGGTCGGGTGGGATGGGCTTCTGGAAGAGGACGGGAAGCCCATCCCCTGTACCCAGGAATCCCGACGCCTTCTGCAACGGTATTACGGGCGTCTTTGCGGTGCTCTCATCATGGCATCCTCCCAGGTATCCAAACGCCAGACGGAGGAGTTGAACAGGGGGCGCGAGGAGATGGAAAAAAACTCCGAGGGTTCGCAGAGTGGCAATGGCAGCGCCGAGTAGATATTCAATCGGGCGCTGACATCACCTGCGAACAGTGCGAGGAACAACGAAAAGCCGGGGCCAGGAGACCAACGTGCGAAGAGTGCGGAAAAATCATACTCACGTCAGAAGAGGAGCTGGTGGCTTTCGCCTTCTGGCATTGGCAGGGTATGCTTTTCCAGC